GTATCCCTAATCGTTATTTGATTGTATAAAGTATCTACCGTGGTTAAAGTATCTCTTTGGAGCATAGTCTTAGTTTTTAGTTTTGTCTTGTACACTTCAATCGTGTCTCTGATTGTATTGATTTCGTATTCTACTTTAGTCTTTTCTATGATCTTAGTGGATTTCTTCTCAGGTCTGCTACAGAAAAAGCAGCAGAAGAGAATAACTGCACATAAGGCTAAAAGATAATATTTGGAATAATAGTAAGGCCACCACATAAACTTTTTTTAGAAAATAGAACTTTTTTTGTCTTGTTTTTCTACTTTTGGTCTGGACCTGACTATTTATGAGAAAGAACAAAGAGATGAATACAAAAGAAAAATACGGCTACAACAAAACTAACTACTGGGAAACTACAGCCAAAGAATCTAATTTAGCTTTCCTACCTTATGTTCACCACTTAGGATTACAGGATGTAAAGTTTATTACAGAAGATAAATACTCCTCTTGGGATGTGGAGTTTACCTACAAAGGTAAGAAGTGTATCTGTGAGATCAAGAAAGTAAAGGATGGATATGGAAACGGAAGAGTTGAGACTGAGGGATATGATCTAGAAAAGATTAAGATGGACAAGATCCTTTCAGCTCCTGCAGAGAAAAGATTTATAGTTTTCGTAGATTCTACCTCAGCTACGTTTTTAGATCTAGCCGATATCGATGGAGATTGGAAGTTCCAAACTTGGCCAACTTATAGTAACGGTGTAGCTGGAATTATCAGAAAGAAAGTTTATACTATTCCTTTCGAAAAAAGTTTAAAAATTTTTAAGTGATTTTTCTATTTTGGCAAATCACGAGACTATTTATATATGTAACCAATAAACAAATAAAATTATGATCACACTATTATCAACAGCAGCAGGAGTTATAGCCGCATACATCTTTGGCTATATGAAAGGTCAAACCTCCGGATACGACGAAGCCTCAAAAGATTATACGAAGGCCGTTGGAAAGTTATACCAAAACAGTAAATTAAAAATAGTTTCTTATCAATAAAGGTTTTTGCTCACGTTTTGTTTTACCCCTGGAATTAGTCCTCCGGGGGTTTTTTGTAAAATTAATAAACCCTATAATATGGAAAAACAATCTTTCACAGGAGCTACAGCAGCTCTAAAAGACTTCACAAAGAGGAAGCTACAGAATCACAAAGTGGAGTTTAACACCAATCTCTCAGGAGTTCAAACTGTAACAATCTCAGAGAAAACTACAGGAGAACTATTCCTGGAAATTGAAGCTGCAGATCCGGAACCAGACTTTGGAAACTACGATCAAATAGCTGATGCAGCAATCCAAGCAATATTGCAATATATCGGAGAGGAAAAGAAAGAGGAGCAATAAGCTCCCCTCTTTTTTTGTATATGGTTGTATGGATTTAAGGTTTTGTTTCAGATTCCTGTGGTCTTCTGACTTTCTTCATCATAGTTTCGTAGATACTGTATCCAAATAGTAACTTGAAGGATTCGTCAATACTTTTTCCTTCTACCATAGCTATTACACCTACAGCAATCTTACTTAGAGGTACACCTTTATCCAACACATAAACTTCAACTAGAAAAGATAGAAGAATAGCTATGTTGTAGAGTAAAAGCTTAGGTATGATGTTGGACATCTTCCTAGAGGTAATAGTAACTCCTGTTTTATGACATCTCCAGATCGCAAATATGAAATCTGAAACTATCAAAAGAGATGCAGTAAGGAACAAAGGAGTAGCAGGTGCTAAGGCTGCAGCCGCTGCAACCAAAAGTCCAAATAACCAATCTTTCATCGTCTGTTGGAGTATCTAATTGGAGGTCTAGAGAAAGGATCAGTAAGGGCTAGTTGAGATCTAGACCTCAGGAATACACCTGTGGTAAACTGATTAGTAGGAATAGAAGGAAGTTCGGTAAGTCCGTTTACAGAGTGGTTCAACTCAGGTAGACCAGTTCTAACGTCTGAATCTAAGATGTATCTTCTTAACATCTCTAGGAACTTTTCACCTCTATCTCTAGATTGACCCATAACAAATTGTACCTCCTCTAGGCTAGGAATCTCTGTGTTTTCTGAAGATTGTCTAATCATACCTTTTGGTGTAATCTTATAAGTAAGAGGTAGTAGAGTTTCGTAAACACACATCTTAATTAGAGCAGGTACAATATATTCATCGAGAACAGTTTTATATGCGGAATTGGCAGGACTGGTAATTGTTCCGTCCAATATCTTTGTCCCTAAGGAATTGTACAATCTAGTTCCAATTAACGGCTCAATATACATCTTCTGAGCGTTTAGCATAGACTCCTCTAGGAACTTACTATCAACAGATTCCAACATAAAGGAGTTCTGTCTTACGTATTCTGAGTCTACAAATAGTATTATATTAGGCATAGTTATTCAGGTTGAATTGGTTGTTCAGTAGGTTCATATCCGTATTCTTCTCTAATCTCGTTTTGAGTTAGATTATCTTTCATCAAAGACTCAGGCATCATAGGCTTGATAATCTGTAGTTGATCTACTTCGAAAGTTGCATCGATACCTCCAATACTTAACATCTTTTCAATAGGCTTTAGTACTGAATTTTGGATAGGTACAATTACGTTGTTTTGGAAAAGCTCAGTAGCATCTACAAGCTCAGTTCTACCTCCTAGTTGTCCAGCAGTTTTAATACCAAGTAACATAGGAGAAGTAATTCTGTGAGCAGTTAGGATATACTGTTGAGTAGACTCGTTTAGAACTTGGTACATCTCTCCGTTTCCTGAAGAGTTTACCTGAGTTACTTCAATTCCATCAGGACCAAATACAATAAGAGGTTCACCAGAGTTTCTAGTTCCTTGATATTGATCCATCAAAGATCGGAAAATTGTATCTCTTTCCTCAGGGCTATCTGTTTGATGTTTCAAGTTTAGAATTACACCTGGAGAGAAGTTCTTCTTTACGTTTGCGATGTGGTGGTTACCAATCTCATAGTCTAGGTATACATAAGCTAAAGCTGAAAGATAGTCAGGCTTAGAATAGTATTGTGATCCTGGAATATACTCTGTATAAACATAAAGTTGATTAGGCTCCTCTAGAGCTAAATCTTTATTGAAACTTCTAATAGGAATAACTTTGTTTCTTCTAAGATCACTCCAGTCTCTACAATAGAACCAACGTTCAACATCTCCATAAGCGTTTCTTCTTCCAGATCTAAGCTGAGAAAAGTCTACGTGTTCAATAGAGCTGATCGATTTACCATCCCTAGACCATACGATATTCAGAGCATACTGTTGAAATATAATCTTATCAGAGATACACTTAAAGATGATATCTTGAATAGACTCACCTTTATCGTTTACCACGTTAAGAGGTATGCTGGAATTGTAGGTGATCTTTTGGCCTTTAGAAAACTCTATCTTCTTTTGAACACACGCTTGGTGAATAGGAGAAAGAATCAAAAGGTTAGCCATATCCTGAGGAAAGGTATTATTCTCTCCATATACTACATACTCCTTGTTAGCATAGATTAACTCTACGGGAGCAGGAATATTATTGTAAAATTCTGTATTCATATTTAACTCGGGTTATAGGAGGTTATAGATCTTGTCGGTATGTAGCTACTAGTAAACTGTAGAACTCCTTGTATATCGATTCTCTCGCTGTATATAAGTGAACCTGATTGGATAGCTTCGAACGTGTAAGTACCTGCATCAAGGTTATTGATAGACATAGTGTACATAGCTAAAGAAGCAGAAGCTGAGGAACTTATTAAGGCTTGGTTCTGATCCGACAAACTCATAGATACAAGAGATCCACTATCCACTTGCTTATCAGATAGTCTGAAGTAAGCTATGAAAGGTTGGGATCCTGATGGAATTGTTATCATAAGTTTTTATGTAAATAGAGAAATCTCAGATCTATTTTGTTACAAAAAAAAAGAGGGAGCCTAAGCCCCCTCTGTTGGATAGAGAAAAGAATTACGTTACGCGAACGTGATGTAAGTAGAAGTAATCAATCCGGCATCAACTTCCCTAGGTGGGTTGTTGTTGATTCCTCGGAAGGTTATTGAGATTCCGTTTCGGTCTCCTGCAGCAGTTCCAGATCCAGCTTCACCGGCGTTGACATCCAAACCTGACCACTCTCCTAAGTAAAAGAACTTACCATCGTTAGTTTTTACAATAGCTCTGATAGTGTTATTAGCCATAGCTGAAATATGATTTCTCAATACAGCATCGTAGCCAGTAAATACTACAGTCAAAGTTTCTTCGTAAAACAAAGATTGGTTTTGTACGTTAGCGTTAGGAGTGAAAGTGAAGTTTGAAGTTTCCTGGATAAGTTCAAACTCGGTGAACTTATTGCCACCTAAGTTAGTGAAAGATCCAGAAATCATACCGATAGAGCTTGTAGTGAAAGATGCTGAAGGTAGATACTGAATTAAGTAAGCAGTATCAATCCCGCCCATAGTTTTGGTGCAGGCTAGTCCTCTAGCTGAGGTAAAAGATGTACAAGGCATATCGTTGTTTTTTAACTTTTGTTGATAAAAAAGGGTGGGTGTTTTGCCCACCCCTTTGGTTATTTATTTCGCTTAACCTTAATAGTTAATTACGAAAGTAGATTTGAAGGCAGCAGCTGAACCAATCTTAACCTTGTAGCGAAGCAATAGTGCATCTTGTACGAAGTCATACTGAGCAGCAATTGGCTCTTCAGAAGGAGCTAGGTCAGTTCCCCAGAACAAGAAGTTAGGGTTACACAATACAGCACGGCCTGAAGTAGCACCAACTGTAGCTACCATAGTTACGTTACGCTTACCGAATACACGAACTGCACCACCGTTGATCTCATCTGGAGAGAAGTTATAGTAGTTAGCGTTACGTACGGCACGAGTGTAAAGATCGAAAGCAGCTTGGTCTACGAACAATACCAACTCTTCAGAAGCTACT